AGTCTTGGCACCGGAGGTTTTGGCGTCGGTCCTGGAATGCACGGAGTTCTCGGGGCTGTCCTGGTCATTATCTTGATTTTGTTTCTTCTGGGGCGTCTTTGATACGTCTCATGAAACATGGACATCCCCGACCTGAAGGCATGGGGTGCAGCCTACGCGGCATTCAAGGAATGCGCCGGAAGTGACACAAATATCAAGCTTCAATACTCCATCGCTTGGACGGCGGCCATGAATGCAATCATGGCGTATGTCAGGGAGACGAAGAAAGCTGAGGAGAAATCCGATGGCTGACGATGACATCCAGACTCCGACCGACTTGCTCAACAAGCTATCGGCGGTGTTGGTTCAGGTGTCACGCGGAGACCCGCTTGTAGCATTGCGGAATGAGCTAGGATCACAATTTCGAGCTATTGAATCGCGTTTTTTAGCTATAGACAAGGCGACTGAGCTTCAACATGAAGACCAGGTACGAGTACCTACGCAAATCGACAAAGCAGTCATTGGTCTCCGCGATGTTCTAGAACAGATGGTGTTGGTCCATATTTCCAAGTTGAATGGCAAACTCGATACGCATATTTCCGCAACTGCGGAGAAATTCACAGGCGTTGGCGCACAATTTTCAGAACGTGATACCAGAACAGACCAGCGTGCTGGTGATACCAAGTTGGCCGTTGACGCTGCTTTTGCCGCTGCCAAGGAAGCGACTGCTAAAATCGAGGCAGGTTTTACTAAGCAAATCGATGGCATGACTCAAATAATTGATACTAAGACTGGGAATATAGATGGCAATCTGAGCGATTTGAAGGACCGCGTGACAGCACTAGAAAGCCGTTCTGGTGCTTCGACAGACAATCGGAGAGAAGCGCGCGATAATACAGGCCTGATTGTAGGTGCTCTCGGACTTATAGTGGCTGTTGGAACTCTTTTAGTGCTTATTTTTGAGAGAATGCCGCCGCGTTGAACTGCAGTTTCCGTAATCAAGCGGCCAGAAAAAGCTCCTTGATTTCACAAGCTTCCTGGCCTCTTTAGGCCCAAACGCGCGAATCGCGTCGGATGCGCGGGAAGAAACTTCCGACTGAAGACCTCCCTGAGACCGACTTGACCGGGAACGCGATTGATTTCGCGCGCCCGGTCTTTTTTTAGTCATTCATTCGTCGGTGCCGATACTTTCCGCTAGCACGATTTTAACTATTCAGCCGCGATGAATCCGATATCGGAATCCATTGTGTTTTCAACAATCTCCTTTCTGATTAACTCCACCGTCTTTGGTGATGTCCAATAGTCACGAACACGCTGCCCTGGCTGCATCGGTTCTGCCAGACGTTCGTAGAATTCCGCATTGCGAAGATGTCCCTTGGCGGAAGCACGTTCGGCCGAAGCTTTCTCCAGCAGCTCTTCTCGGGTAGCGTTTCCGAGACTGATGTGCGCGTCAATCTTCCAATCGTCAAAAAGTGTCTGTGTCGCCTTAAGCAGATTGATTTCAGACTTTTTTGACAGCTTCACATAACTCGCCGCCCCCTTGTGCTTTGTGACGAATTTCGGATTGACGACGGCTGAACGCAGATTGCGTCGGTTCGTTGCCCGGCGGCGTGCGGCCAGATGTTCCACCCCGATTTGCAAAACATAGAGCACGACATCTTTCGGTTCGTTGTAGACCTTTCCAGCGGCCTTTTCGAAGTCGTTTTTGACTTCGTCAAGGATTTCATAGACTCGTTCCTTGAACGACATGTTATTTTCTCCTGTCAGGATTTTCATGTCACTACTTTCATGATGGTCGATTCACTCGTCCTTTACGGAACTTTCATTATCATCGATTCATTCCGACAGCTCAGTACTTTCATAGCCTTCGATTCATTCCCTTGTGACGTTACTTTCCGGTAGCACGATTCATTCTTCGACAACGCTACTTTCGTAACTGACGATTCATTCATCGGGTCCGATACTTTTTCAGGAAGCGCGATTCACTTTATATTTTCGATACTTTCCCGCAAGATAACGCGATACTTTCGAAGGCTTCGATTCATTCGGCTTTTTCGATACCTTCATGAGAAGCGATTCATTCGTGGCCCACGATCCTATCAGAGGCGACGATTCATTCTATTGATACGATGCTTTCGTGAGTTACGATTTATTCCGACCTTTTGACACTTTCATGGGGTCCGATTCATTCCCACACCACGATACTTTCAGCTTGCGCGATTCATTCATGGAAAACGCTACTTTCGTAACATGCGATTCACGATTCATTCCTTCGTTTCGAGATTTCGCGCGATTCGATTCATTCTTGTCCGCCAGTACTCTCAATGAGAACGATTCATTCGGCTTTTTCGATACCTTCGCTCCCAGCGATTGCTTTATTTAATAGACCATCTCATTGCAGAATGCAAGAGAAATTTTCAAATCCGAATGTGACTTCCCTTCGAATCCTTAACTATCGTAACGACGGATTCAAATTGACTTGATTCCCTGGCCATATGGTCGATGAGCCAAATCTGCTTTCCGAGACTTTCGGAGCGTGTTGCAAGAAAGTCACACAAATCCCGAACACCGGATGCAGATAGCGACCTCGTGGGCTTTTTATATGACATGCTTCCATAATTTCCTTGTGGCGGCGGCCCGAATAGTGGCTTTGCTAACTTTATATCTCTCGGCTAGCCACTTTACTTTTCGTCCTTGTGAACGTTCATATCTGATTTTTCTTACGTCATATTCTGTAAGTTTAGCTTTATGACTTCGTTCCCCTATATGCATCAATCCGTTTCTCAAGGCATCTTGTGCATTGGCTTTATGCGTATCCCAACGAAGATTGGAAAGCACATTATTTTGTTTGTTGTCATCCCAATGACAACTCTCAGTTCTTGCAGGCGGTTCTCCAACGAAAGCGAGAAGTACTAGTCTGCTGACTTTCTCCGACCTCCGATTTATGCCGTCATGGAGAACAATTTTTGCATCGCCCCTAGACGATGGTTTAAGTATTCTTTCCTTCTGCATATTTTTGCCGGAAAAATGTTTTACTCGCCCAAGATTGCTTACTTGATAGGCAGGCCATCCTGAAATGGTTCTCCATTGCTCACTCATCTTATATGACTTCCTTTTGTATCTTTGACTATCGTTATCGTTGAAACAAATCTCGATGATTCAATAACTTTATGGTCAACCATGAGAATGCATTTTTTAGAACTTTCAGCACGTACCGCTAGAAAATCACATAAGTCTTGCACTCCTTTGGTTGATAGATGTGCCGTTCCTTCATCGACCACACACAGATTTGGCGTCACGTTTGCATGATTTAGAAGCACGTCGCCGAGCGTCAAGGCGCTTACCAGACGCAGCCTTTGGCCTACCCCGCCACCCCAGACGCTCCATGGAACCAGGCCTCTATTAGAGGCGGACATAACATGAACATTTAACCCCCTCTGGGTTGTACCAGATTTTGTTTCGCGTTCGATGTCGAATTTGACTTCCCAGCCGTCCAATCCGACTTCCGGCAGCATCGCATTCGTCGCAAGTTTCAACTCCTGGACCACCTCTTCGATGATGAACAAACGAATGTCCTTGAAGCCCTTAATCCAGAACTTGGTCCTCTCAATTCGCTGTTCCAATGAAGTCATTTCCTTGTCGAGTTCCTTCAATCTGGCATTCAGCTTGGATTTCTGTCGGCGCAATTGTGATAGTTGTTCCTCATATGGATTGACTGTCTCACGTTCACTACCAATGGATTTCGTCAACGAATGAATCAACGCCTCCAGGCGTGCGACATCAGGCGCTGAAATTCTCAACTGATGCTCGGCTTCCTCCGCTTTCTTTTCCAGCGTTTTAAGTCGTTCCTGTTGCTTGACAAGAAGCGCCTTCAATTCATCAAACTTTTCCTGTGTCCTTTCCAGCTTGTTTCGTATTGGGGCAATCTGTTCGTTTAGCTCTCGTATCTGTTTCTTGATGTTGGACTTGTGCTTGTCCAAATCGGTGCCCTTGATAGGTTGGCTGCATGTAGGGCATTTGTCGCCTTCCCCGAGAGATTGTAGTGTTTCTTTAAGTTTGGTGCGGTCGTTTTCCAGAATCTTGATGTCGACGATATCGGCGTCCTTGGATAGTTTCAGCATTCGGTCGGATATTCTGGTTATTTCAATTCGTAATGCCTTGACTTCTACCATCGTACCATCATAAGTCAAATCAGCCTTTTCCTTTATTTCGATGGTAGCTGCATGTTCCTTCCTGGTTTTCTTCAATGACTTTTCATCTTCCTCCAATCGTTTCTGCTGGTCCGACGACCAGCTTTCGGATTTTTCCTTGATGGAATCATAATTTCTTTCGACGCCATCCAATGCGAGATTGATGCTGCGACATTCCCCAGTCAGTTCCAGATGCCTATTGCTATGCTCGGTCGTCTTTTCGGATGCTTTCTTGGAGCGTAAGTCCCATCTATCGAGCGCAAGCACTTCCGAGAATAGCGACATTTTACTTCTCGGTTCCAAGTCGAAGAACAGCGGCTTTCCTTGTCCGAGAAGAACCGTATGCAGGAACATTTCAAAGTTAATCTGTAATAGTGTATCGATGTTCTCCTGAGGAACTTCTTTTCCGCCCAGATTCAGTCTGTTAGGGCTGATGGATCGTTCGATGACATGCTTTTCCTTGTCTGTTCTCAGATGCACCGAAACCATTGTCTCGCCTGATTTCTTCCATGGCCGCACGTCCTGATTTTTCAGGCCTGACGGCGTGCGTCCATAGAGACACCAACTCAATGCATTGAAGGTACTCGTCTTGCCGACGTTGTTTGCACCAAGTCTCGGCTCTTCTTCATTCTTGCCGCGCATGAAATGCAAGCCGATGCCGCGTTCGCTGAAATCGAGCGAATGGCGTCCGACAAATGACTGGAAATTCTGGATTTCCAGCAAGTCAAATGAAATGTTCATGGATATCCTTCCCCTGAAAAGCGCCAGCCGGGAGTTTTTTACGCCCCCGGCTGATTTCGATGCCATTATGTGCGGCGAAAAAGCACTTCAGGCACCGGCATTGGAAATCCTGCATCTGAAGGGGTTCCCGGAACGCCAGCCCAATGGTGTCCGGAGATGCTAAGACATTCCAATTCATGATTCTAATAGTTTAATCCCTGTGTTCAACGTCTCTTTAGGCACATTGGCGCGCTTCCCGAATGCGGCAACGATTTCCGTATCCGTCCTGGCGTCCGTTTTGCGGTAGGTTCCAGGCCGCATGTCAACGACTGGCTGGACTGTCTCTACGGCATATCCTCGCTTCTCGGCCCACAGTTTGATGCCGTCTTTTGTCTCTCCCCATCTATCATATTCGTCAGTTTTCAGATTGATGCGGAACTTGACCAAATCGCCTTTCCGGGCACCGGCTTTTTCCGCCTGCTTAGCGATGTTGGATTCTGACAATGATGTAAGTTCAATGAGACGTTTCTGCGGGCCTGTATATGGCAATGACGTGATTTTATCGCCATCGATGAGAAGGACGCGAGAATCGTAGTTGTCACCGAAATCGACATGATACGGAGCACCGACATAAGTAAGTGGTCCGATAGTCTGCGGGACGTGGATGTCGCCGGAAATGATGCGAACGCCTTTCGGGAATATGGAAAGAGGAATACCTTCCAGCCGACGCGTTCCGATGTTTGCACCTTCGAATGTTTGATGACATAAAACTAATTTGAATTTGTTTGATAACTCCGATTCCCATTCTTTTTTGTAGTCTTTTGTGTGTGGAAGAAATAGACATCGACCTATTTCTTCTACATATATACGTGTAGGTTTGTTCATCCATCTGACGTTGGGGATGTGCCCTAGAAACTGAAAGAATGGGCTGTCCTCAATTAGATAGTCATGATTCCCTTTAAGTACTATGACATCGTATTCGTCGGCTATCAGACGAATATAGTCGGCTACCTTGTTAGTCAAAAACGCCGAATGCCTATCTTTATCGTCGGTCAAGTCACCGAGAATTATGACTAATGTAATGTCTTTCCGTTTGCGGACGGCTGCAATCAGCCAATCCATGAATACGAACCTATACGAATCTCTTGTATTATCACTCATATGCAAATCTGCTGTGACTAGGACTGTCATATCCTTTTTCTCCTATTATGGATTTGCTGGGTCATCGTTGCCCAACGACAATTATGTTTATTGTAGTTGCCATTATTATTTAGGAATAGTCATAATCCTCTGCCTTCTGGTGGAAACTGCCAACGCCATGGCGCTTTGCAAACTGAATATATCGCAAAGAAAACTGGCAATGCCTCATGTGGTGGTGCCAGCATATCAGCATCATATAGTTCTGCAAGCTTCATGACTTGTTCATATGATATGTTGAATTTTCTGCTGAGATGCAGAAATGGATAACTATGACTCAAATCACTGAGGTCAATCATCATCGGCAGATTCCTCCGAACTTGGTTCCGAGCACGGCAAGCAGATATCGAACCTCGATGCCGTTCGTGAAGCTTGGAGGCGGATTGCAAATCGCGTTCAAGTGTCCAGGCCGCGTGATTATCAATGGGTCGCGCCGGTTCTCCTTGGCAATCAGCATGGGCCATAGCTTGTGCGATGCCGCCTGTTCTGCGGCTGTCTGCCAGAATTTCCCAAGCGGTCCATTGCAGTCGAGAATGAAGGAATCGATTGCCAGGTTCTTATAGAACTTAGTTTCGATGAAGAACTTGTCTGTCAGCGTATGTCCTTCAGGACTAACTGCTGTTATGTCGCCTGTCTGCCTGATATCGATTCCCTTGCGTTTGGCAACGGTAGCACGTCCTCCTGACATTGCGGAGCGCCATAGTAAATCAGTTCTTTTTCCATGAGATACCCAAAGAGATAGGAGTCGGCAACATTCACGCTCCCACTGACTTCCTTTGGCCTTTCCTCCACCTGCACGCAATTTATTGTTTCCTTCTTGTCGGGAGGAAGTGGCGTTCAATCTGAAACCAGTGCTTCTCGGTTATCGAATGCAAACGTTTGACCTCGTTCCAGTAGTCCTTGTCGTCGGCATCCGACAATCTGCCGAGGATTTCTTTCGGCGTGCCTTTGCTATAGTCAGAGAGATGATTTGCCTCTTTTAGCCAATCCAAACACGCTTCCACGTCGTCTATGCCATACCCGAACTGAATGTTGAATTCCGCCTGACGGAATGGCAATGCTACTTTGTTCTTTTCGATGTTGGCTTTTATGGTCAGTCCGGTCACCCGTTTGATGTTGGAAAATGTTTTGCTGGTCTTTTCGACCTCAGTAAGCATCGCGACCTGACTTGAGTAGAAATCCAGTGCACGCCCGCCGCCTCTGGTCGTCTTCTTTCCGTAGATGACGCCTATCTTGTCACGGACCTGCGAGATGATAATCAATGTGACTTTCTTGTCCGCCATCTGGCTTGTCAGCATGCGGAACAGTTTGGACATGTTCTTGGCCTTGCCCATGCCGTAGCTGCCCTTGTCGAAATCGCGTTCCATCTCCTCGATATCAGACAATGCATCCAGACTGTCCACGATATAGAGTTCTTCGGTGGTCGCTTTTTGAATGACTTTGCTCAAATCCTTGTACATGTCCTCCACGGTTTCCAGATGCACATCAAAGTCGATGCGGTCAATCGGCATTCCTAGTGCCTTGGCATAGTCCTCATCGAATGCCGATTCACATTCTCGATATCTAACTTTTCCTTTCGGATATTTCTTGGCGAAGTTGGTGCTTCCCTCAATAGCAAGCAGGGTTTTCCCCGTCGATTTCGAGCCTACTATATTGATGATGCGATTTTCTGCCCAGCCGCCGCCCAATGCCAAATCGAGAAGTTTAGAACCACTTTTGATAAAGCTGATATTACGTTTCGGACTACTGAAATAATTTCCGCCCGGTTCAACCGTTTTTACACGTTTCATAGGACGCCTTTTTCTACAAGTTCAAATTCGACTATTTCCATGTCTTCTTTCTTGCGATGTGGTTGAAAAACTGTGTCAGTATATGACTCTTCCCCTCCATCATATTCCATGTATTTAGTTACATGATGACCTTTCAACCAATTGGACAATGTATTGCGAGCGGATATTTTCGATGGAAAGAAACGCGGCTCGCGTTCGTCGCTCGGTTCCAGAAATGAGCCGCCACGCCGTTTGCTAGGTTCAAGCCTGGGAATGAACAGACCAGTTGATTTCTGTCTGATGGCATAGACAAACATGACTAACAATCCTCGCAGTAATGCAACCATTCGCCTTTGGGTGATTTCTTGGCACGCCACCCGTCTTTCTTGGCGTCTTCCCATGATTCCATGAAATCGCGTGGCGCAGAACCACGACCCATGCGGGGAGGCGACCAGACCTCCCCGCAAGAATCGCAGCTAAACTCAAAACCATTGCTGGTTTTGGTGGAATTCATTTTAGCGTCGGCCTTTGTTTGAAACTTTGGACGAACGACGCGGCGGCGGATTTTCTTCCTCTTCGTCCTCAGAAGATTCTTCCTCGTCTTCCGGTTGTGGTTTTCGTCTCTTTACATCTCTGGCGTCTGTGGTGCGAGAGCGGCGCGGTGGTGTGTCCTCATCTTCGCCTTCGCTTTCCTCCGCATCTTCCTCTTCAGGCTCGCCACGGCGCGATTTTACGCGTTCCCGAGACGTTGGACGGGCTTTCTGGCCTCTGTCATCGTCTTCCTCTGTATCTTCAATATCGCCGTCTTCTGCTTCCTCAACGTCTTCCGGTTCATCCTCTGGTTCTGGACGACGCTTGCGGCTGGACCGGTGTTCGCTTTCGACTTCTTCGTCTTCGTCTTCGTCTTCGCCTTCCTCCTCACGTCCACCACGTTTCTTGCTGCGCACCGGCTTTTCGTCTTCCTCATCGCCATTATCGTCGTCTTCGTCCTTCTCGGCCGACGTCCCGGACATGACTTTTTCGAGATATTCATTGTCGAACTGATTCAGCACGTCGGGAATGGGGTTGTCTTGGATGAATTCCAGGATTTTATCCTGTTCTCCTTCGTCGTCCATGATGGGAGTTTCTTCGCGGTCGATGGACCACGCCGAATAACGGGTTTTCAGTCCTTGTCCGACACGCTTAAAGCTGACATCGTATCCGACATCGGGGTTGGCAATGTCGAGAATGCCTCCATGTTTGTTCAAGCGAAGCGCGGCCAAGTCCTTGTCGATGGTCCATGAAATTTGGTATAGCAAAGGCGTATCCTGGTCTCCTTTGCGGTCGATAATCCAAGCAACATACTGTTGTTTAACAGCCAAATTCTTTGCTTCATCATCTTCTCCTGCCTCCTTCGATTCACGTGATGCCTCGCAAATAGCGCATTCGCCACCGTCCATTTTGCGTGGGCAAAGATAAGTACTATTGTCTGGGCCACAATAACTATGAACCCAAATCTCGAATGAATAATCCTCCGGGTCATCCCAAGTTGGCGGAAGAAAGCGAATGCAATTATCCCCGACTGCGGGTTTATATGTATCGAATCCTGACTTGAAAACAGAATCGAAACGTCCGCCCGTTTGCTCGGAACGCCTTTTGACGGCTTCCGCCTTGGGCGGCTTGTACTTGAACTTGGGTTTCGAATCCGTTGTCTTCTTCAACTTTGCCATTTTTCAACGTTCCTCCAGTTGGGATAGCAGCTTGCGGTGATAGTTCAATTTCTCGGAAAAATAGGCATAGGCAATGATGCGTGTCATCAGATAGACCACAGGCCATATGACTATGAATATGAAAAATATCTGGTCAGTCATTTTCATCTTGTTCCAAAAGCTTGATGATGCGTTCGTTCTGTTCCACCAGCTTTTCAAGCAGAATGACGACACGCCCTTTCGTGAAAGCATCATCCAAAGTCTGTGATGCTTCAGGCGCTTTCGGATTGTCCTTGCTCATCATTTGTCCCTCCGATAAAGTTGCTTTGCGGCTTCTTTGCCCTCGGATGCGCGTTGGTCGCGCATGTCATTCATCGGCCGGCGGACACCGGTGTCGGTGCTGTAGTAGTTCTTCAATTGCAAATCGGTCAGATGCCCAAGCGCATAATTGCGTTGGATATAAGCGTCCTTCAATGCCGTAAGCTGTCCGACGATGCCACTGATTTGAGACATTTCCTTGGACGCGGCGATGACATGTCCATCAAGATGCTTCTCGGAACTGATTTGTCCTTCGGTCACCTTGCGGTCTTCAGCGCGAGCTTTTTCACGAAAGTCGATGTCGAATTCAGCTTCGACTTCCGACAATCGCTGCTTGGCCTGGTCGCGGCGGGATATCTGAATCGCAAGTTCCTTGGCTACATGCCAGAATAACTCAGGTTGTTCCAGCAATGCCTGGTTCAATTCGTTTTCGTCAATCTTCAATCCAGATTCCAATTCGCCAATGAAATCTGGAAATGATTTGGCAATAACTGTGCGTTCGGTGCTTTTGGTCTTGATGGCCATCTGAAATCTCCTGTCTCAAATACATACCCAACATTATTCGGCAAGTAAGACTTGACCTAAAGAAAGAAGCAGTGGTGCCAAGTTCTCCGACGCATTATAGGGGGAACTAAAAGCCTGAAGCATGGAAAGCATGTGCGCTGCCTTGTCGTCAGATTCGGCATTCTTGATGACGGCGGCGAGATAATTGCAAACTATCAGACGTATTGACTCCGGATTCTCACCTTCCAGCCGCTTGACGATGTTCATGGCCTTCTTCCATGAACCACCGGTAACGAGAAAGCGGCATAGTTCAATTACACCTGGATTTTCGGATGCAGATTTCAGTAACTCTATGGCTTCCTTGCGGTCGGTGACATGATAGCAAACACCGAGATTGACCAAGGCCTGTCGCGGCGAACCGCCTGAGTTCTTGACAATCAAATCCAGGATGGATTCGCTGGTTTTAAGTTTCTCTTGCTTGACGACATCTTTCAACAAGTCGAAAATGTTGTCGTCGGCTACCGACTTCAAAGTGAACGATGAACAACGTGTCTTGATGGTTTTCGGAACTTTGTCAGGCTCGGTCGTACAGAGAAACCAGTAGACATGTGGTGAAGGTTCCTCGATATCCTTTAGAAGGCAATCCCAGGCTTGTTTTGAAAGTCTTGCGCATTCATCGAGGATAAGCGCTTTCTTGTTGGAGCTACCAAATGCTTTGTATTGCAGTCCATCTAGTATTTTCCGCATGTCATCAATGCCAGTATGCACCGCCGCTGAAATCTCAATGATGTTCATTGAGTTACAACCAAGAGCATTAGCGGCTATCCTAGCGATGGTTGTTTTGCCTGTGCCGCTCGGGCCTGAAAACAGATAGGCATGAGAACGATTGTCCTCCACAAGTTTGCGGACAGATTTGACGACGGTTTCCTGTCCGATGACTTCTGACCATTCCTGAGGTCTCCAAATCTCATGAAAGGTCTTATTCACTGACATTCTCCAATCAAAGTTTTTCTGAATTGAATGAACCCCCTGAAATTTCCGTGCAAATGAGGTTTCATCCATTCTCCTTTGTAGACAGTCGGATGGTCTGGTGTGGCTTGGTGCTCGCAAGGAGACGCGTGAAGTGGAACTTGTCCAACGAGACGGTCATATAGCTTCAAATCTTCTTCTATTGTCGGTGTCTTTCCTTCCTGAGTAAGATATGAAATACGAGCACAACGGGCGACGGATAGTTTTATGGCAACTATATCATCAATTTTTTCTTCATCACGGACATATGGCAAATGCCATTGTCTATACATCAATAGTTTAGGATTGCTGTCTGCCATCGCCTTGAAGATGGCATCTGCAAGGGCGCGCATTTCCGGCTGTGCGGCCGGATGACAACGCAAGGCAAAGAAGTTTGACCATTCGGTTGAACTTAGAACTGTATTTATATGACACCATGGTTCGATGATTCTATTGACTATCTGTTTGTGGTATCCTGCATCGTCGAAAGCGTGCGCCATACGAACAGCGTAATCTCTAGCTCGTAGCC